TTCTTTTTCTTTCCTTTTTTATTAAAGTCTTCTGCTTGTTGAATTATTGCTCTATTCATTACATCCATATCATCATGTTCTGCTACTAAAGGATTTATAATACCAGCCTCTGCTTGTTTCGTTTCACGTATGTCTTCTTCTTGTGTTGATTGACGTATAGCATTAGTGTAATCTTCTTGCTGTTGTTGTCTAACTGCTTGTATATCTTTTTGTGGTGTCATTATATTATTATAATACTTAACAATACTAGGAACACTTGCACCGCTTTGTATTGGAACGTATTGTGTAACGATTTGCCGAAGACTAGCGTCGCTTTGTGGAATATTTGAAACTTGTGATCTTCTTCTTGCTACTCTTCTTCTTGGTTTCGTATCTGCTAAATTAACGACAACACGCTGATTTACTACTTGCTTTTGTTTTTGCTTTTGTTTCTTGTCCTTTTTCTTTTTAATTTTTATAGGCATTATATATATAGTAGTATTTTAATTTCGTTTCATAAAAGGTAAATATATATTATTGTTTTTTAACAATCTTTCTATTTTAGACGCTAATGGTTTGCCTCTATGAAAAACTGGAATAACTAATTCATTCGGCATTAAAATCGCCTTAACACTATCATTTTTTACTTGTTTCATCGTCATATTTTTACCTTTGTATACTTTGCCTCCATTAGCATAATTTCGCTCTCTATTATTATATATTTTCACTCCGTTAAACATCATATATATAATAATAACAATTTATTTTTTGCTTTTCTTAATCAACGATGCCTTCGGCTTAACCCTACCGCCTTTTTTCATCGCTACTACAGCAGGTTTCATTCTATTTTTAGCACCGACTACACCTCCTTCTTGGAAACCGAATATTTTAGAAATACCTTTACCAATGGTTCGTCCTATTTTAGCACCAGTTCTACCTGCCATTTTTCCAAAAATACTACCTACTAATTTACCAGCACCTTGACCTACGCCTCCTGCAATAGAACTCACGCCTTGTTTAACACCATCGCCTAAAATTTTACCAGCAATATTAGAAGCAACTAAAGTTCCCATATATATATATACTAAAGATTATATATTAATCAAATGCTCCAAATCTTACCATTGGTTCCAAAATCACTATCAAATAAATGAGTTACACATACATAATCGGTTGTAATATCATAATCTGCTGTGCTGTTATTAAGTGTAGTTGAAAAAGTGCCTGTTGCTTGTTTAATTTTCACGTTTCCAGTTTGAGATTTTATAATTATTTTCCTATTATTCCATACGTATGCCCTTACAGGCATAGTGATTGTTATGATGTCAGGATACTGATTAGTACATAAAATTCCATCATTGGTAAGGTCTGCCCCTGAACTAATAGTGTAATCTGTTCCAACGCTTTTCAATTTAACTCTAAATCCGTGTATTTCAGCACCACTATCAAAAGATAAAATTGACCCACCTTCAAAGGTTAATTTACTCGTAGTTGGAAATTTTGCTTGACAATTACACGTTAAAGTATCTCCAGTAGGAAAATTACCAAGTGTAGTATTTCCTTCTACAATAAGATTGTTTTTTATCGTGGTAGCAAAATTATTTATTTCAATTCTATCCGTTGTAGGGTCGCTAATCGTAGTTAATCTAATTTTTAAAGATGTTGCCCTGCTGTCTATATATGCTGTTCCATTTGTTTGAAACGCACTATCATAAACTAATCGCATTCCTCCGGTTGATGCTGGATTTCCTCCAAGCATCAAATGGTAATTATTATTAATCAACATATCAGCATCAAAAAAACTGCTAGATTTTACGTTTAAACTACCTGAACTATTAGTCCCTAATATTTGATTTCCACCACTATTAAAATCGGCACAAGACAAATTTCCGTCTGCTGTAATACCATCACAATTTATATCGCCTGTTGTAATTAAATTATGTGTTGCTAAATTCAAATTGCCTGTCATCGCAAGTGTCCCATTTCTTAATAAATAATGAGTGTTTGCTGATTGAGTATCACAATAAAATTTATTTGCTGCATCATTTAAATCATCAGGTTGTAACAGGTTTGTAATTTTATAAGAACCCATTTGTAAATTCCCAGTCATAGGAAGAGTTCCATTTCTCAAAAGATAATTATTATTAGCACTATGACTATCTACATAAAATTTACTCGCTACGTCTTGGTTATTTGTAGGTTCAGCAATATTAATAATTTTATTTGTCGTATTCATATCAAGCGGTTTAGACATTGTAAATTTATCAGTTGAATTAAAATAAGTAAATACATTTTCTAATGTTGTTTTATTTTTGATATAGAAATCATTATTTCTCAAAATAGTTTGTGTATTGCTTATCGTCAGCGGATTAAAAATCCCACTATCAAATGTAATATTTAGCAGAGGATCTGAAGCACTATCTATACTGGCAGTTAGTTGAACCGCTCTACTTATTGCTGGAGATATAGTGTCTTTATCGGCAAAAACTATACTGCCTATTTCAGTGTTAGGCAATCTATTAAAATTTTTAAAAAATCTCAAATACATCCCATTATTAGAACCAGTTATAGCATTTTGTAAATCTATTATAGGAAATGACTGACCTGATGTTGTGCTATTAAAAGTTACTCTACCTGCTACAAATTGCGCAGTTGTAGTCGTTTTATTTAAAAAATTTGTATCTACATAAGTAGTGTCCGCTTTTAAATCCAGTTGTCCTTTATTGACAGCATCGGTAGAACTAATAGCATTACTAACGTGTGTAACTCTATGATTTCCAGCATTTAAATTTGCTAACATTTGGTTTGTTCCGTCAATTAGTAAAGCATTTTCTTCTAGATGACTTGATACGATATTTTCGCCGTCAAGTGTGTTAGGAACATAAATGATATTTTCGTTATTTAGTGTATTCATCTAATATTAATATATACATATATAATAATATGGTAAATATAACCAACGGTAGCGGTGCTTTATCCTCAATAGTCAAACCACTAGACAATACTTTTAATAAAGATGAAGACCCTTTGCTTTTAAATAACAATTCAAGTATTTGGATTATTAACGGACGGCGTGGATGTGGAAAATCTACTCTCATTTTATCAGTTTTGAAATCCAAATTAGCATACAAAAAGAGATTTGATAATATTTATTTAATTAGTCCTACAGCAAGAACCGACAAAAAATTTGCTAAATTAGTTGAAGAATTAGAAGAAGACGGCAAATTTCACGAACAAATGAGTGAAGAATTAATAGAAAATATTTTGACTGAAATGAAGCAAGATAATGAAGAGAATGATAAAAAACATAAACATCTGTTAATTTTAGATGATTGCGTATTAGATATACCTACCAGAAAACAAAGTATTTTTAATAAGATGATTATTACCAGTCGTCATTTATGCTGTTCTATCGTGATTATATCACAAAAATACAATGCATTACCTACTATTATTCGTGGAAATGCTGATTTAATTAGTTTTTTTCCTTCGCTAAATAGTCACGAAACAAAGACACTCCAAGAAGATATAAATATTGATAAAGATTTATTTTATCATATTTACGATGAGTGTTCAAACGGAAAGAATGATTTTTTACATATCAACCTCCTTAGCAATCCGCCTGTATTTTATAACAAATTTGATAAGATTGAATTTTAATTTACTTACGAAGCATACACTGACCAGTAGAAACATCAATTGAAAGTGTGCTGTCATGTAGCATAAAGACGTATAAAGAAGCATTCGCAACGGCAGTCGCTTCTTGGAATTGATAAGCACTAGGCGTTCCAGCAACAACTTCAACCGAAACTTGGTCGGCAGGAATACCAGTAGAAGAATATCCCCAGTCATTAAAAACTTGACAACTTACCCCTGCAAGAAAGTTATGAGTTGTATATGTGTTTCTTAAACCTTTTAATGTCCCATTTATTACTGGAGTAAGATTACTAGTAGCATTACTATCGTAAGTTACACCTAATGCACGTTGCATTTCATCATATATTTGGCTGTCATCCGTGAGACCAGCAGGAGAAACTTGCTGGTTATTCACATAAAACGCACACTGCAAAAGACCATTTGACGCATATTTTTTAACACCAGTCGCAGTTTGGTCTGCCTGTAATTGTGATGTAAATAAGATAGATTTAAGAGAAGACAAACCTGCCCCAATATTGTATCTCGCAGAACCACTCATATTCTGTGGACCAATCGCCATCCAATCGTTTATATGCATATTATAACTCTTACCTGCTTTAGACGCAAGTAACGCTTCTTTATACGAATAAGGCACAACAATACTTTCATAAGAAAGAGAGGCATTATCAATTGTAAAGTTTGTTGCAGCCGTAACAACAGCGGTAAATGCTTCTACAATTGAAGTCGTTACAAGTTCAATAGTGATAGGGGAATTTACAAGCAATTGAGGAAAAGCAGATTTGCTATTGAAAATAGGCAACCACAAAGGAATTGTGCAAAACAACACATTATCAGCTGCTGCTTCAATTTTCTTGGTCACACCAGCATATTCCAACTGTCGCAAGTCATTTTCAAAGTATTCTTTACTTAATACATGAGGAAGCACAGCGTTTCTGTAGTGATTGTATTGGGCGTATGACAGGGTTTGACTGCCGATTTGAATGTTTGCACGAGAAATAAGAGATGACGCGCCACCCCCACCATGACTAACAGTAGCAAGAGCAGGGGCAACATTAGAACCAGCAAAAGCACTACCAACTGTCGCTCCAGCAACAACCGCTATAGTTAAACGGAATGTCAAAGACATAGAATTTGGTTTAATAAATCCTAAACTATCTTGAGGCAAATTGAAAAGCATAGACGACGAAGGTCCTACGCTTCCTGAAGAACTAGGCACAGTTCTAATAATACTTCTCGCACCTTTACCAAACGATTTCAAATCTTCGCCTAAAAGTTGAGAAGGAACACTTAAACTAGGTAAATCAGCATAATTAATTGGAACACCGTTCATTTATAGTTTATAATGATATTTTAATTTTCTCTAAATATCATTTATTTAGCCGAAGGCATCGTTGATTTAGCCGTTAATGATTTCGTTGACTGCTTTTGATAAAACTTGGGTTTAATTTTTTCTTTCTTCTCTTCTTCTTGAACTTCTTGCTTAATATTTTGATACAATGGATTTCGTGGATTAAATACAACGGCAGAATAAAATGGTTTTGCTAAATGATGTTCGTTAAATTTAAACATTATATATATATACCTTATATTACTTCTATATCAAATTGAAGAAAACCATGACTTAAATTTTCAGTATCGCTTCCACTTGGGTCTGCGTCTTCGTCTTTTGCGTCTGTTGCTAAAACTTCCAGTCTTAATAAATTACCTGTTAAATATCCAGTTACAATCGGTTGAGCATCATTTGAATAATAACCACCACATCTATCTGTAGGAGTATTATTATTTGAATTTGGTATGCAAAATCCACTACTCGTAGCACAAAAATATTGTAAAGAAGTATCTGTGCTAGGCAAATAACTATTTAAAGCGTTTATTTGTTTCAAAGCATCTGTTTGGTCTAAACCTGTAAATTTTATCCTAGAAATTGAATGTAAAAATGGAGTATCAGGTGGTCCTTGAAATAGTAAATGATAATGTAATAATTTAATTCTAACTTTTCTGTTAGAAAATGGATGCTGAATAGTAGCAATTGCCCTCTGTATTCCGTCTTCTGCTGTTGTTAAACTATTTATCACAAATGTCGCTAGAACCATCTTATATATAAGTAATATTATTCTATAGGTGTAATATCAAACTGCAAAAAACCACACGTTAAAGGGGCATTTACACCGCTAGGGTCAGGGTCATCATCTGCGACTTCAGTGCCTAGAATTTCAAGTCGTAATGTATTTCCGTTTAAATACCCAGTAATTTCAGGACTACCAAACGTTCCTAAAGAATTTCTAAAGTTATTGGTTTGAACGGAACAATTAGCCAAAACAAAACCACTACTACCTGATGCGTAATATTGAAGAGTTTGACTAGCCGAAGACAAATAAGAATTTAAAGAATTAATTTGAACTAAAGCGTCGCTATTTGTTAAACCTGTAAATTTTATTCTACTCATAGAAGGAACGAAAGTGGTTTGAGGAAAATAAACATTATATTGAAGTAATTTTACTCTTACTTTTCTATTAGCAAACGGATGCTGAATAGTCGCTATTGCCCTCTGTACTCCGTCTTCTGCTAAGGTTAAATTATTAATCACGAAACTTGCTAGAACCATTTATATAATATCATATTATAATTTTTGATTGAATATTGCTAAATAGGGATTACTATTTATTTTACTTATTGCGGTGTCTAATTTATTTATCGTTTCAATTACTGCAACCGCTTTCTTCTGCTTATTTTGAATAAATCCGTCGTCATCACTTTCTTCTTTCTTTTCTGGTTTAGGTTTTGGTTCTAGTTTCTTCAGTTTTTTCATCTCTTTAAATTTTTGGAACTCATTATAATCTTCTTCATCACTATTATCAATTGCTACTTCTACTTTATTATTATATTTTTGCTTTGGTTTAATCGCAAATTTACTTTTTAATCGTTCTACTGCTTCTGCTTCTTTCTGTGCTTTTAATTCACGTGCTTTAGCGTGTCGTTCAATTGCTTTCTGTCGTAGCATTTCGTTACGGATCTTTTCTTTTTCGCTTTGAGGACGCTTATACTCTAAACCTAACGCTTTTAATTGATTTTTAGACAGACGAATAACGCTCTCGTTTTTTTCTTCCTCGCTTTCACTTTTCACAGCATCATTTTTGTCAGTTTCGCTCATTTTCCTAAATATACATATCACTATAAAATTTTTTCTAATGTTCATGTATATATTCCCAATGTTTAGCAGAAAGATGTCTCAGGCGGAAATCCACTCGTCAATTATGCCTTTTGAGTATAAATTTATGACAGCAGAACAGACTGAAGAATTTATTAAAAATACTAAACTTGTTACTGGAGAAGACCCACAAGTAGAAGTTATACCTATTGTTGCTGAAAATAAAATAACCGATAATAATAAAGATGACGACGATAAAAGAGTATAATTTCTTCTTAGATAGTAAATACCGAACCAATGGTGAAAACGCATCACCTACTTTTTTACTTGATGAACCTATCCGCTTGGAAAATGACAACAATTATTTTGAAGCGCAAATAGTTTCTGTAGATATTCCTTTTAGTTTTAAGACTCTATATTCACCGCAGAATATTTTACCTATTACTTTCGTATGCGTTCAAGACAGCATAAACACAAGCGGAAATTTAACTATTCCTGAAGGTAATTATAGCATCACGAATTTATTAGATGTATTGGTTACTAAAATTACAGAATTTATAAGTATTGGAGCTTTTGTAAATCATTTGCCTACATTTGATTTCGTTTATTCTAGAGAAACTGGACGAGCAACGCTTAATATTACAGCAGGGTCAGGAAGTCACGATGTTACAATTACATTGTATTGGTCTCAAGCTGATATTTTGGCGGAATATTTTGGGTTTAATTATACTACAAATACAGTTTTATCTTATACTGCAGCAGATGTAGTAACTTCTACTAATTTTGTCAGTCCGTATAATGTCAACGTATCACCAATAACCAGTTTATATATCCGTAGCACAAGTTTAAACCAAGTAGCAACAAACCAAGAGCAATTAGTAGAGCAAAAATTTACGACAAGTGATATTTTATTAAAAGTTCCAGTAAATACATTTTATAATTCTTGGATTACGTATGAAAATCCAAATTTTAGCGTAAAACTCAATAATAAGAGCATATTAGATATACAATTTTTTATGACGTCTTTAACCTATGACGCTATTATTTTTCAAGGTGTGCATTGGAGAATTCATTTACAGATTAGAGAAATTGAAACCGATTTAACAAGACAAATTAAAAGAGAAACTGCTAATTTAATAGCACAAATGGGTGATTTAAATACTGAAAAAGAAAGATTAGTAAAAGAATTGGAAAATATTAAAAAGGAATTAACCAACGGTAGCGGTGCTTAACCGAAAATTAAAATATTTAGGAATAATATATGAAAAACTTTATTATTTACGAGATTTTCAACGAAAGTTTAAACTTTAGATATATAGGGTCAACTTGTAATTTCTCTAGTAGAAAAGCAACACATAAGACACATTGTAAGAAACAATTAAAACTAAAATTATACGAAACTATTAATGAAAATGGTGGGTGGGACAATTTTACTATGCGACCTATAGAAGAGTTTGTATGTGAAAATAAATTAGAAGCAAGAATAAGGGAGCGTTTTTGGTGTGAAATGTATAATCCAAATTTAAATATGAGAAAGGCATATACAAGCATAGAAGAAAAAGAAAGTTATTATGACGAAAACAAAGAACGTATTCAGCAATATCGCAAAGAGTATTACGAAGATAATAAAGATAAATATTTACAATATCAAAAAGAGTATTACGAAGATAATAAAGATAGAGTTAAGCAATATTATCAAGAGAATAGAGAGAAGAAATTAAAATACCAAAAAAAATATTATAAAACCAAATTGAATAAAGGTATTTATATTCCACCTGAAGATTTGATTACAGAAGAAATTACACTAAAAATTAATGAAACTGAATGTGTAGAACCATTAGAATTAAATTATTTAGATAATATAGATGCCCCTAAGAACTCAATTATTACAAATACAGGAGATATTACCGAGCGAGAAGAAAAACAAACGCTTGAAAGCATTATTAACTAACGGAACAGAAATACATTTTGGATTAAAAGGAGGGTTCACTTATGTAGATGAAAAAGATAAAACAAAACGCTATAATTACTATGCACGACATTTTGGGAATAAAAAAGAAAAAAAATTAATTACATCTTTAACACCAAGTCCTGCCCTATTTTCTAGTATGATTCTATGGGGAAAATACGATGATATTGATAAAAACAAAGATTTACTGAATAAATTATTTAGAATGAAGTATATTTAGAAAATTGATTTAAATAAATTTGTTATAATATATATATATACTAACAAATGACCTTATCGTATTTGAAAAACAAACAACATATTTACAACTGGAGAGAAAAAAATAGGGAAGAATGGAATGATTATATGAGGGATATTAATAGAAAACAATATTTAGAACATAAAGATAAGATCAACCAAAAAAGGAATGAATTGAATAAAATAAGGAGAAACGATATATATTTTGCACAATGTGAATTATTTAGGAAAATCAAAGTATAGCCAAAGTATAGCCATAGTATAGAATAGTATATATTAGATTTTGTTATAATATATATTATGTAAAAATTGATTTAAAGATAAATTTTTATCTAAAGTTATAGTATAGGATGAAAAAACCAGTGTTGCTAAAAGTCAAAGAATTAGAGAACATTAAGGAGAATAAGACGTTTTTGTTGAAGCAGTATGGATTTGAGAGCATATATGATGCTAAAAAATCATTAGGAGGAAATGCCGAGAGTGTATATTTAGATATGTTTAATGAATACAATAACACAGTTGATCGTGTCAACAATGATTATAGAAAAATCTATTTGAAAAAATTAACTGAATATAACATTTACAAATTGGAACAAGAAATTAAGCTGAAAATGAAAATGAAGAAATTGAAAGAACAAGCAAAATTAAGAATTAAAGAAGAGAAATTTTATAAAAGCAAGGTTGATGTTTTTAAATGGGAGGGTGAAGTTTATCCGCTTATTGAAAAATTTAAGAAATACGCAGGTAAAACGATTACAATTAAATATATTGTAAACGGTGAAGTCATTTTAGATGTAAATGTATTTATTAATGATAGTGTAAATTCGTGGTGGAAAAAGGAAGGACAATATTTATTAATCTATCCAGATAATTTATTTAACGAATATGAAGGAGGTATTTTATACATTTACGAAGAGAATGAATTAATTAAATCTAATAAGTTAAAGCAATATTTCAAAGAAGGCGAGAAAAATTGTCTTTTATATCCAGTATTGAACTGGATTGATGACGTTATTGATAATTGCAAAACAAAGAAAACAGCACAAAATTATATGTCAATCAAAAATAAAGTTAATAAATTAATTGAAAGCGAAACCGAACGAGGTGTTTTTGAAGAAAAATTACAAGATATTGCCGATAATTTACAGGTTAGTTTTACGATTGAGAAACCCTTATGCGATATTAAATTTATTCAAGCATTAAGCAATAAAAAAGCGTTGAAACATTTTAAATATATCAATACACGGTTTAACCATGTAGAACTTGGAAAAATTGAGAATAATTATGTTTATACGAACAATTACAATATTGTAGATAGAAAAACACTATTAGAAATGAAAAACGAATTAATTAGTAAAAATATTCATTTCACTTACAAGAAAGATTTACATAATATTTCAAGCATTACAACATTAGAAGGCACTTATCATTTATCAAATGATTTTAACGAATACACTAATCAGTTTGAAATTGATACTGGTTTGATTAATTGTAAAATTGACGATGTAGATGATAAAGAATTAAGTTTATTTGTAAAGAATGGTACGCATTACAATAGCACGATTGATTTTAAAGATGTAAATGACTATAAACAATATATAAAACCAAAAGATAATTTACATCAACGTGAAGAAACCCCTGAATTAATTACACATTATCGTAACCGCCGAGATATATTAGAACAGAAAAGTCTTAAAGAACTAACAAACGTAGAAGGTATAGAAAAAGCATATATTAAATATAAATTACGCAAACATGATGAGTGGGTTTGTGATAGATTAAAAGAACGTAAAGCAAAAATAGATGATATAGAAAAACGAAACATATTAAAACATGCCGATATGGAAAAAGCATATATTAAATATAAATTATCTAAATATTATGAGGGGTTTTTGGGTAAAATTACGGATTTTAGACCTACTGATAAAATTGTAAATACTGGTTTATATAGAATAGAAAATTTGAAATTAGCAAAAGGATTATTACGACAATATAATAATAAGATGAAGATATTTATGAATAATAATATTTATACAAGTGCAGAATTGAAATTTTTAAGTGATAATGGAGCGACTTACGATATTACTTGTGGAGCATGGGGTATTGAAGCGTTAGATTTTGATATGGATACAGAAGAGTTTAATATGAAATATGACGGTGTAAAAGGTTATGCAAAATATATTGGTAAGTGCGATAGTCATAGAATTAATAAGAAATATTATACTTATTCGTATAACAAACAAGATGCCGAAAATATTGCTAATAATACGACTGGCGAAGTGACTAAAGTTGAAAATGAAATTTGTGTATCGTATGAAAAGAAACATAATTATCATTTGGGTCATATTACTGCTTTTATTACTGCTTATCAGCGATTAAATGTATTAGAGCAATTGTTTAGCATGGATATTAATTCTATTGTAAGAGTTTGCGTTGATGGTATTTATTATCTAGGCGATGAAGTTAAATATTTAAACGCCTTTAGATTTAAAGACGATAAGACTTTAGAAAACTGGGGAGATAAATTTTATATTAGCAATCTTTCCAAAAATACAGGAGAAAATTATTATGCCGATACACGAGAGCATTATGCGAAACAATTGTTTAAAGGTGCTGGAGGCAATGGAAAAACTCATTTTAATTTATTAGATCAAGGACTTGTAAAACCTCTATATGTTGCACCCTCTTGGAAATTAGCAACAAAAAAGAGAAACGATTATGAAACCTATAGTAACGTATGGTATTATATCGTGACTAATGATATTGAAGAGATTAGCAAAATAAAACGCTTTCATAATGTTTTGATTATTGACGAAGTAAGTATGATGACGGAAGAAATGAAACAAAATATATTTACAAGTTTTAGTGATATGAAACTAATATTTTGCGGAGATATTGGATATCAAGCACCGCCGTTTAATAATTTAGAAGATAAATCAAAATTAGAACTTATTAATTTGCGGAAAAAACTACAAAATGCGAAAACCGATAATGAAAAAGATATAATATTGTCGTGGATAAGGCACTATACAAATAAAATAACTGAAATGAATGAAACAGGGTTTGATAATGTTATTGAAATGAAGCAAAATTATAGATTTAAATGCAATAAATTAAAATCGTTAATTGGCGAAATTAGAAAATTCATTAGTTTAGGTGTTCATTCAAAAATTATAAATGAATACATTTTAGAGCAATTAAGCAATAGAATAGTTAATAACGATTATGTAAAAAATAACTATAAAATTAATGATATGATTTTATGCCGTAGTCATGAAACAAAAGACATTTATACGGAAATGTTTAAACATCTTAACAAATGGAGTATTTTAGAAAATACACGAGAGCATAAAAACGGAGATATAATAATTAGCGACGAAAAACCGAATTGTAAATGCGAAATTAGACACGCTTATACAGTT